GTGGTGTGCGTCCTGTCATACATTATAGTCTTTCACGGGAAGACTGCCTTATTGACCATCCCCGACACCAACGTCCCGCTCTTTCGCCCCTCCTAGAAGCTGGTTATAAAAAACAAAAGCTCAGAGCACATTCAGAATTCTACTGGAACACAGCAGTGAATGAATGGGCACTGAGCTTTCGAGACCAATTCGATATCATGTGCGAAAGCAAGGCCAAGAATTTAGCCAGCTTCGCACTTTACGAACAAGCTAAAGAATTAGGCTTGTGATTTTGGTTTTCTAGGAACAGGAGGCTTTTTGGCAAACTGTTGCTTTTTTGGGGCTGCTTTCTTTGCAGGAGCAGCCTTTTTCTGCGGCTCTGCTTTTGGTGCTGCCTCAACTACCGGAGCAGGTATAGGCGCTGCTTCGACCACTGGTGCTGCCTCTACTTTATATGGAACTTCCGCAGTTTGTTCTGCTGGCTTAGAACCAAATAGTTTCTTTAATAAACCGATCATATTGAAATCTCCTTGTAGGTTATTTATGCGCTAAATATAGGATGGCGCTACATTTCATCAAATACCTACACGAAGATACTGATACTAGAGAAATTGTTCAAAACAAACTGAGTTTTGGCAAAGAAGAACTTGATCCCGTGATGAGCAAAGATACTCTGGACTATCATTATTCAGGCCTAGCTGCCAAGTATTTTGAAAGATACAATGACGGAGAAGGTGATTCTAAATTTAATTATGGCGGCGCAATGTTGCATAATTTGTACTTTGGAAATCTAACTCCTCCAAGAGCTGCCAATAAACCCACAGAAGCAGCAGGTGAATTAATTGACAGTGTCTACGGCAGCTTTGACAAGTTTAAAGAAGCTGTAGAAAAAGAAGCTATGGCTATTCAAGGTTCCGGTTGGGTCTATATGGATACTGCGGGCAAACTGCACACCATTCCCAATCACGAATATCGTAAAGGCATGAAAATTGCTCTACTCATTGATTGGTGGGAACATGCTTGGGCATTAGACTATCAACAGAATAAAGCCAAATACCTAAACAATATTTGGCGTATTATCGACTGGTCTGTCGTTAACGACCGCTTAATAGGAGAATAACATGTTAGAAACATTATTTTGGTTAGCACTAGGTGCATTTGTTGGTTGGAATTTCCCTCAGCCCGACTTTGCCAAAACAATCCAGGCTAAAATTCTAAGTCTATTTAAAAAGGGTTAAGAATGGCCTATTCGGAAAAAGTAATTGATCATTATGAAAATCCCAGGAATGTCGGATCTTTTGACAAGAGTGATACTGATATTGGTACTGGTATGGTTGGTGCCCCTGCTTGTGGCGATGTTATGAAACTACAAATAAAGGTTGATCATGATACAGGTATTATTACAGATGCAAAATTTAAAACGTATGGCTGCGGATCGGCTATTGCGAGCTCGAGCCTCATTACAGAATGGGTCAAAGGAAAAACTCTCGACCAAGCAGGATCAATCAAAAACTCCGAAATTGCCGAAGAACTAGCACTACCTCCTGTTAAAATTCACTGTTCAATACTTGCGGAAGATGCTATCAAAGCTGCTGTAGCCGATTACAAGAACAGGCATGATTACACTAACTGAAACGGCCGCTGATAAGGTTAAGTTCAATCTGGCACAGAGACCCAAGGGTCTGGGTATCCGCGTAGGCGTCAAGACCACAGGTTGCAGTGGATTGGCCTACGTGTTGGAGTACGTGGATCTGCCCCACGGTATTCGTGCGGATGATGTGAGTTTTGTCAGCCACGGTGTGCATGTGTTTGTGGATCCTAAAAGTCTGGTGTATCTTGAAGGTATAGAAATGGATTGGATCAAAAAAGGACTTAACGAGGGGTTTGATTTTGTCAATCCCAACGAACGCGATCGCTGCGGCTGCGGCGAAAGTTTTAGAGTCTAGTATTTTCCCACAGGCAAAGTGGTGCTAGCGGGCATGTCCCAGATCTGCTTGCGTTCAACTCCCTTACGTTGGGCAAATTTTTTTGCATCGCATAACGCACATACATGAAAGTAGTTGTTGCTCAATCTTCTATGATCCATCTTGCGTAGCTCACGTGTGAATTCACTATCACAGTTATCACATCGAAAAACTGCAATGGTTTTTCTTCTAGCGTAGTTGTGTGCTACTCCTAGTTTACTGAGTCTAACATGTTGAGTCTGTTGAGTTTGTTTTTTCAAGAACATAATGTATTTACATTCGGCTTATAAAACTTTGGGCTAAATACTTGAGCAACCATAAATCTTAGGATCTACCATGGCAAGAAAAATTATTGATACCGGCGTTGTAGGCAACGACGGCACAGGCGACAGCATTCGCGACTCGTTTAGAAAAGTCAACGACAACTTTCGTGAGCTGTACAGCTCATTGGGTCTAGGTGAAAAACTCACTTTCAAGAATCTAGACGACACCCCTAGCAGTTATCTTGGACAGGAAAATGCCATACTCAGTGTTAACAACACAGAAACAGGTATTGTATACAAACAACTTATTTCAGGTGCCGGTATTAATCTTGATTTTACCACCAATCAAAATGAAATAAGCATCAGTACAGAGTTTTCTGAAGTGGTTGGCGACACCAGCCCACAGTTAGGGGGCAATCTCAGCGCACGATCAGGTGGTACTCAATTTAGAATTAGAGACCTGGGCACCGACAATATTCCATTGGTTCCTATATTTGATCACGAAGCCATCAACAAACGCTATGCTGATGGCAAAGTTTCCAGGGCGGGTACAAACGCCATTGATCCAAGAACTGGACTGGTAAACGGTGCGTTCGGCACAATGAGCGGGCCGTTAATCCTGTCCAGAGACCCTGAGCCAGATGATGATGATGTCTATGGTGGATTGATCGCTGCCACCAAACGATATGTGGATAATTCTGCCTTTGGCAGCACAATCAATCTATATGTGGCCACATCAGGTCAAGACGATCGTCCAGGAGTCAGCGTAGCACTACAAGGTCGAGCGTTGGCCTATGCCTATCGCACTTTAGAAGCGGCACTTAAGAGAGCAGAAGAAATTGTTCTAGAGGCTAGAAACGAAATAGGTCCTTACAAGAAAACATTAACCTACAACAATGGCGCCGCTAACTGTACCTTGACCAAGATCGAGGATGCTCCGGGCAGCGGTTCAGGATTCAGCGGCAGTGCCCTAATGAGTGTTGACACTGTGGTTTTGAATGTGGTGGGCGTGAACTATCAAGTTGGCGATATACTAACTGTGGTTGGAGGAACATTCAGCGAACCAGCTAGACTACAGATATTATCTACAACAGAAGCAGGTGGCGTGTTAACATTCCGCATTGTGTCCTCTGGAGTATACACTGTATTACCTCCTAGCAATACCAATGTAGCAACCACAGATGACAGCGACAATGGTCAGTTGGCCACTCTGGATTTGACCTACAAGGTCAACAACGTGGTGGTAAATGCAAGTGGCAGTGGATTTGGTCTAGTATCTGTTAGAATATCAGGTGGTGGAGGTGCAGGAGCGTTCGGCACTGCCGACGTGGTAAGTGGCGGTGTGATCAGTATCACAGTTACAGATCAAGGATCTGGATTTACCAGTCAGCCGGTGGTCACGGTATCTCTTCCTAGATTTTTCATAGAAACCGGAGGCTATCGCACAGACTTTACTGGAGACTACTCTACATCAACTCCTAGTGCTATTAGAAGCAGAGATATACGAGAGGGTCTTTTCCTAAGAGGCGAGACATCAGGAGCCTTGGCTCAAATACTTGGACACACAGGCGCTCTGGACTCATCAGGTGATGAAATTTTTGACGTTGATCTCAAATTTGGTACATTCCAAATTGGTGAAGTTATATCATATGGTGATGTACAGAAAAATGTTCAATTGAGTGTTCTAGTTGAAAGCGGAGTCTACGAAGAAAATCTACCCCTAAGAGTGCCGGCCAACGTCTCTATAGTTGGTGATGAATTCAGACGCTGTATCATAAGACCAAAACCCGGTATAAGTTCTAGCCCATGGGCTTTCTTGTATTTCAGAAGAGATCTCACTGTGGGAGTAGTGGGCACTGATCAGATCACATTAACTGACAGACTATTTGGTTACCATTATCTACAGGCCACAGATGAACCTGTGTATCCGTTAGTTGACAATAGAGGATCCTATAGAGCAGCGGCTCAACTGTTGACCTTGAACAGAACCTTTATACAAAGAGAAGTCATAGCTTGGATTACCGATCAAATCGACAATGAAATTGCACCATTCACTGCCAGTTTTTTATACAACGCGGATCTCTGTGAAAGAGATATTGGACTACTGCTAGATGCCATGGTATTCGATTTGAAATACGGCGGCGCCAATAGAACAATATCTGCGGCATTGAAGTACTTTGGATCTGCCAGCGGATTGATTGCAATTGGTGCCCAGGGATCTGAGACCCTTGCAGCAATTGGCAGAGTAGGAACATTGGCCCAACTGGTAGTTAGAAATGTGCCGATACAGGAACTTTTCCAAGAGACCGTTTCACAAATAGTAGATGGTGCCTACGTGGCTGAAACAGGAACCACTGGGACTTCATTCAATATTACAGGTGTTACCAATGCCAATCCTATGGCCATTACCACTGGCACACCTCATGGATTAGTTGACGGCAACCAAATACTGATCAGCACTGTTGGAGGCACTACAGAAATAAACGGCAATGACTATTACGTAGATGTTATTGACCCCACAAGTTTTTACATCTACAGCGACGCTCTACTAACCATTCCCGTCAATGGTGCTGCCTTTGGCACATATACTTCAGGTGGTAATGCTGTCAGTATAGGAGGTGTATTGGGTGCCTTGTTTGACGTTGTGCTAGATATCCTCGATGGCGTGGGCAGCAGTAATATCAACTTCCCAAAAAACAACAACGAAATGGATGTACTGTTGTGCAATGACGCAACTAGAGCACAGGCCATAACATTCCAAGGGCATGGTGGATTTGCCATGGTACTCGATCCAGAAGGACAAATTCTTGCTAAATCTCCATATGCACAAGAATGTGCATCGTTCTCCCGCAGCACAGGTAGACAAACGTTTGCCGGTGGCCAATACATTGACGGCTTTACTGGCAACTTGAAATTCAAACTTCTCAGCAAAGACTCGGACACATTCCTACGTGTTGGCGATCTAAAACGATTACCTCAACTGCCTGGATCATTTATTGTTGACGACACAATCTACAGAATCAACTATGTTAGAGACTACACATTCAATGTGGCAGGCTCAACTGCGTCATTTGTCATGGATGAAACCACACCGTGGCCGTTTGCACTATTCAGTTACAATGAAGCTATATGTCGAAGAGATGTGGGATTGATTCTTGATGGAGTTGGCTATGACATAGTATTCAGTACCAACTATCATGCCAGACGTTCTGGACTTGTCTATAGACTGGCCAGTGCTGCTGTAGTAATCAATGATCAATTGGATCTCACAGTAAGAGCCATTGAACAGGCTCACGATGATGCCAGCACCTATCTTGAACTTTATCCCACAGCACAGGCAGTGGTGGCCAGCAGTAAAACAATCATTGCCAACATAGTGAGAGAGGGTCCTATATTTGCTCCTGCGCTGAGTTTTACCTCTCCTCCTGGATTGGCAGCTAATAGAGCCAATGCCAAAACACTGTTACAGGCCAATATTACCTACATCGTAGATCAAGCAGTGGGGTATCTTGCCACAACATATCCAGCACTTACTTTTAATGACTTTGCGAGAGATATAGAGTATGCCATTGAATCATTGATTTATGACATCATCTATGGTGGCAACAGTGAAACACGTAAAGTAGGTTTGAAATATTGGGATGGCGTAGGCGATGCTGTGGTGCTGCAGATACCTGTGCTGATACAGGCAGCAACAGCCGCAGGTATCGATCATGCCAAGTATGTGGCCAAACAGGTCATACTTGACCTTGCACCCGCGGTATCTTATTCTGCCACAGTTCGAGTGACTGGAACACCTAGCGATGCTGCTATCGAAACAGTTATAGAAACACTGTTTACCAATGTAAGTGCCATACTTACAGGCGGTGTTGGATCAGCCGCAGCAGAAACACTGCCTGACTTGACTGCCTATGCCTATTTGGCAGCAGGCGTGTCTGCACGTAGCACCATTGTGGCAAATAAAACTCTTGTGCAAGATTCAGTGATAACATTTATCAATGAAAATGCCAACGTCTACGAAGTGTTAATGCCGGGTAACAGAAGCATGTTGAGCAACGACTTCACGCAGATCAATGACCTTGGTTATGGCATTGTGGTTAACAACGGCGGTCTTGCAGAATGTGTCAGCATGTTTACCTACTACTGCCACATATCATATTATTCACTAGGTGGCGGACAAATTCGATCAATTGGTGGTTCCAGTGCGCATGGTAATTTTGCCTTGGTGGCGGAAGGCAGTGACCCATTAGAAGTACCTACACCAGTAACCTTGTACTATGACCTAGCACAGGGGGCAGAATGCTATTTTCCATCAGGTTCATATGCCAACACCGCGGGTGGTCTACAATTATTTGTAACTAATTACACACATCCTCCATTGCCAAATGGTGAACTGGAAGTTGATCACGGGCTTGGAGACATCTTTAGATATCCTATTACGGGTGTTGCCACAGATGCAAGTTTACCAGCGGGAGTGGCAAGACTGAGTCTGCGTAGTTCGGAAGGTGTAGGCGTAGACGGTCTTGCAGCAGTAATCCCCAACGGCACTCCATTAACCATTAGACAAAACAGCAATGTGATATTAACTGGCAATGCCGTTGATGTGGCTGTTCGTCCAAGTACTGGTCTGGTACTTGCTGAGTCGCCCGAAGTTTATCGAGTACTGCAATTTGAAGCCTACGCTGACTTTGCGGGCGCAAGAACGTTTACTGTGAGTCTAGGCACACCGGCTATTATTACCAGAGCAGCACACGGTCTCCAACCTGGCTATCAAATCACATTGGCCACTACGGGCGCACTGCCAACAGGACTCACTGCCGGTGAAACTTATTTTGTGCAGGCAGATGGATTCACTGCCAATACGTTTAGACTGTCTTCAACCAGACGTGGCACTGCCATTAATACTTCAGGCAGTCAAAGCGGCACACACACCTATATTGTGTTTGGATTGGCTCAAACCACTCTAAGAGAAAACTACAACTACATAGACCTTTCACTGTATCCACAACAGCCGTTTGTAACTTCACCAAGCGTGTGTACAATTAGCATTGCCAATCCTGCGGTAGTCACATTAGTTGGTCACGGATTTGTAGCTGATGATGTTGTTAGATTTACCACAACAGGTGCATTACCTGGCGGCATATTGGCCAATAGACTGTACTTTGTTAAAACTGTTCTAGATGCAAATACATTTACCATAACAGATGTAGCAACTGCTATATCAGTGGCACTTGAAACCACAGGCACGCAGAATGGTGTTCAGAGAGTTGGCAAGGTGATAGGAAGAGCGGGTGACAGCACCGTGGCAGTGGTTCCAATCAGCAGCGCCGATGAAGGAAGACTGCTTGGTACCAAACTGGTGTTTAAAGGAGTGGTGTACACTGTACAGGCCTATCAAAATGAACTCATCACCGGTGACAATTATGGGCTCCTAACACTAGGCACTCCATTGGTTGCCTCGGTGATCTATTTTACCAATCTGCCAACACTCAAGTCCGCTGTGCCAAAAGATGAGTCTGGCACACTGACCATTAGAATTTCATTGACTCGTGTAACCTCACATGATCTATTGGAAATTGGTACTGGATCTTATGCAGATACCAATTACCCCAATGAAATTTTCGGACCTCCTGTAAATGCCCTAGATCCTGATTCAGAAACACAGGAACGTGATGTAGGCCGTGTATTCTATGTAACCACTGATCAATTTGGTAATTTCTCGGTGGGACCTTACTTCCGTGTTGACCAAGGCACAGGTACTGTGACCTTTGCAGCCGCCATTGCACTGAGCAACCTAGATGGTCTTGGTTTTAAACGAGGAGTACCTGTCAGCGAATTTTCCACAGACAGCGCATTTGCAGACAACGCCACAGATACTGTGCCAACAGAAAATGCCACCAGAGGCTATATTGATCGAAGACTGGGCATAAGTCATACTGGTTCTGCAGTTGTTGCGGGCAGTGTAATTCCGGCATTCAGCGGCGGTTTCATGGCGTTGGACGGTCAACTGGCCATGAAAGCCGATATGGATCTAGGTTCGTTTAAGATTTTCAATCTGGCCGATCCCGTTAACCCCACAGATGCTGTAAACCTTCAAACGTTGACACTGAACAATCTCAATGATGTGGCTGTGACTGCCAGCAAGAGCGCTGACATTTTGACCTTTACAGGCGCCGGGGATTTTGCCCAAAACAGCACCATGGTGGGAGACATCAGTCTCAGCATCGACTCTACGGCCAACACAGTAGATGCACAGATCAATCCCAATGTGATTGTGAATGCAGACATTAATAGTGCTGCTGGTATAGTGCAGAGCAAATTGACATTGTCATCAGCCACTACCAGAGTCAATGCCACAGGTATTACACAGGCAGACAAAGGTATATCCAGTTTCGATAGTGCGCAGTTTGATGTCACTGACGGTTGGGTCACACTCAAAGACAATGGTATTGAGTTAGCCAATCTTCCGCAGATAGCAACTAAAACAGTATTAGGTAATTCACTTTTAGCCACTGCCAACGTGGCAGCGGTGCTGTTCAGCACGGTGGTTAGTGATGGTGGAGCGATTAAAAAATCGCAGTACAACACATCAACTGGATATCTACGTAGAATTGGATTTACCTCTACCAACGATGGTGACTATGCCATGGTTGATGAAGCCACAGCTGCCACTGCCAGTACATTAGTCAAGCGCGATGTCAACGCAGACTTTGCTGGTAGATTTATCAGCATGGAAAAATTGATCATTGACACAAAAACCATACTTGACACCACTACCACTGCCACTGGCGGATATACTCAACTGTACGGTTTTTCCAACAATGTTGGCATACTGATTGGCGACGGATCAGTGGCCACAGACAAACGCACATTCTATGACAATGATTCTCATGTGTTCAGAACCTACAACGGACTCAGTAATGCGCCTATCACTGTGGGATCAATTACCACTCCGGTGATTACCACAGGGGCAGCAGGCACTGGAGGAACCATAACAGGCAACTGGACCTTGACTGCGGGCAGTAAGTTGCAGTCAACCTATTCTGCAGACCTTGCAGAATACTATGAAGGAGACCGAGAATATGCAGTAGGCACCGTGTTGATATTTGGTGGAGACAAAGAAGTTACCTTGTCTCAAAACTATGGTGATCATAGAGTTGCAGGAGTGGTCAGCGACACAGCTGGCTATACCATGAACGGTGCTTGCCCTGGACATAAAAATCTCATAGCACTGCAAGGTCGTGTGCCTTGTAGAGTGGTTGGCAAGATCAAGAAAGGAGATTTGATAGTGACATCCAATATACCAGGTGTGGGAATATCTGCAACGGGCGATGTAAAAGCTGGCACGATCATAGGAAAATCCCTAGTTGATTACGATTCAGATCATATTGGCACTGTTGAAGTTGCCGTAGGAAGAACATAATGTCTAGACAAATAATATATTCAAATTCGGCGCCCATATTGTGGAGCACTGTTGATGAAGCATTCAATCGAATAAATGACAACTTCACTGAACTTTATCTAAGTGTTGGTGGTGGGGGTGCTGTTGATTTAACTTCACTGAGCACCAGTGTAATACCAAGCACCAACGAAACTTTTGATTTAGGATCACCAACCAAACGGTGGAGAGACATTTATCTTAGTGGCAGTTCCATACACTTGGGTACAGCGGTAATAACGTCAACTGCGGGCGCAGTGAATCTGCCTGCGGGCTCAACCATTGGCAGCTTGGCCTTAGACGAAAGCTATTTCAAAACTATTGCCGTACCTGGACAGGCCAATATTGTGGCAGATACAGGCACTGATACGTTGACCATAGCAGCAAGCACGGGTATTGCATTGACCACTAGTGCTAGTACTGATACGCTGACCATTGCCAATAACGGAGTATTAACCAATGC